CAACTTCTTCATCGTCTGATTCGTCAACTTCTTCGTCATCAGCTTCGTCAACTTCTTCATCTTGTTCTTCTTGCAACAAATTTTCATAAATTTGTCTTGATTTTTCTACTACAATCTCATGAAATAGATCTTCTGCTCGTGCTGTATCTTCATTCACAAGATACTCAAGCATTTGTTGAAATTTATCAACTGATTCTTTTTTCATAGGTCCTGATTTTGCTGTAGAACCTGTTTTTTGCGTATCAGCTTTTTCAGCTTGATCTAATTCTTTTTGTTTTTGATCGCTGACCGGACCTTTTTTACTGCCAGCTACTGGTTTTGCAGCTTCATTAATTCTTTTTCTTGTTCTTTTTTGTGCCATTATTTTCTCCTATAATTTTTTACCAAATGGTAAGGCTGTCATAATATTATTTACATAAAAATTAAAAAAAAGCTTTAAAAAGGTATTTTTTTATGGTTTTTTATATATTAAACCATTTTAAAAATTCATTGATATCTACTGTAGAATAATTATTCAAATCCTGCAAAATTTCTGGAGTATAATTGAAATCATCTGTTGTTACTCGAATAAATTTAGTTTTTTGTGTTTCTTTTATGACGCTTTTTGTTTGCCTGGCCCAGTTACCAAAAAATGTAGCAGGTTCAGTTGATTTTTTATAATTTGGTGTATCAGCATAAATGTTATTAAACTTTTTTCCATCAAATAACCCTTTGTAATCAAAACCTAAAATATAAATTTCTGCGTATCCATGCTGCGCTGCTAACCAAAGTGCAGTTGGTCCGCTTGACCAACCTTTACTAGGATTAAAGAAATTTAAATTTTTTATTTTAGTAAATGCTTTATTTGGATTTGTCCATACTACAGATTTATTTTGATAGCCGTGTTTGGCAATTTCTAATACCATTTTAACATCAACTGCTATTAGAAAATTAGGAGAAAATGTTCTATAAATGGCATTACACCCGTACAATGTACCTTTTGTTGCGAGCTTTTCTAAATCAACAGGTTTGCGACTTACACCATTACCTAAAACAAATGCTACTTTTGTATACTGGATAATAGGACGTTTGACAATTTCTGTATTTTTTTTATAATTTTGTGTTTTTTGTAATCTTCTTTGTTCTCTTAATATTTTCCACTCAGATTTTGTATAAAGGCTTTTATCTATTTTAGCCACTTTACAAACCTGCGGCTTGAGCTTGTGCAGCCATCCCGTACATTTGTCTAATGAATTCTACTTCATTTTTTTTGTCTTTGTCATGAAGTTCACTAGCTTTCCTTACACGATTAATTTGTCTTAATGTTAATCGTGTTTTTCTATTATCATCTAAGTCTACAATTGAATCATCATATTCAGGAGAATATCTATCGTTGTCTTCTAATTCCAATGTGTCTTGATTGTGATAAAAAATTTCTCTTAGTACCATAATATTATTTATCTTATTGTGAAAGACTTGGTGTGTCTGTTGCCGGTGGTGGTGGCGCTGCTGCTGCTGGATCTTCGTCAGTTACACTTCCAGGTGCTTCTAATTCGCCTCCGTCTTCTCCTTGATCTAGATCAATCTCTGATTCTGCAGCAGAAAGATCAGCTTCAATACCTGCTCCACTTATACCTGCGCCTCGCATTTCACCCGCTTCGTCACTTGTGGTATTGAAGTTTTCGTCATTTTCTTCACGCCATAGTCGTTCATTTTCTGCAATCTCTTCTTCACTTAATCCTAAATATCTTTTCAACGCAAAACGATTAGCAATAAATGGTATAGCTTGAATCTGTCCAAATGTACCAATTCTTTGATTATCTAACTCACTTTGCCTGTATGCTGCAAAATTTTGAGGAGGGCAAAATTTTAAATCAAACATTGATGTATCTATGTTAACACCTTTTTCTAGTAAATATCTTTTAAATTCTTGATCGAATTCATTTACTAATAAATTTTGCAATCTTTCACAATATGTATTAAATCTAAGTTCCTGAATATAAGCAGTTCCTACCCTACCATCATTATATTGACTGTTACTATCATCTGCACCAGTAGGTAAGTAACTACTTGGGATGCGTAATCCTCTTACAAGTTTATTTGTAAAATATCGTAAGTCGTCTATTTCTCCTAGATTAGTACCTCCAGGAAGTGTTTCAACTTTGCTGCCTCTGCCTTCAGCTGTTTGCGGAAAAAAGTAATCTTCGTTGATTGATAGAGGATTATAGCTACTGTCTATGACATTTGTACCTCCTCCTGTCTTGGATGGTATTCTCCGTTGATGGATTTCCGTTTTTACACGCTCAACAAATTGCATAGCAAGATGACTCGGCATGTTACCCACATCAACATAGAAAACTCTTCTCTCTGGTGCTCTTTGTACCCTGTAAATAATAATTGCGTCTTCTAATAATTCTTTTTGCTTGTAAACTTTAAAAATACTTTCTAATAAACTGTTGCCAAATGGAAAGTTTTCATCTAAACCTTCACTTAAACTTATATGCAACATGTTATCTGCATCGATCGCTACTTCTTCTTGATCTAATTGAAATCTTGTACCAGTTGCACTTGGATTCATAGGACCAACCATTCCTCTTACTCCTCCTGTAATGTAACCTGTACCACCTCCTGTTACATTGCCATTAGTTTGTAATGGTTGGGTTGCAATTAGATTTTTAAAATTAAAATTTATATCTTGTACTATATATTGCTCTGGTTCTTTCCCTTCACTTTCATTTACAATGATCCTGTTGATGTTACTTGGATCAACATGATATAACTTTTTTGTTTCCGGATCTCTTAAGAAAAAACTATCTCCATATTTAAATGTATTTCGAATAATCCTAAACATACGAGTCTCAAATTGATTAAGCTTGTACCATTGTTTTAGATATTGGCTTAAGATTTGTACTTCGCTATTCGTTGCAGATTTGTAAAATTTAATTTCAAAATGTGTATCATTCTTCTTATTAATTTGTGTACAAAATTCTGCAAGGATATCTAATGCAGCATTTACTTCAGAATCGATGTCCATTACGTTATACTGACCATATCGCTCTATCCTATTCGGTGCACCTGTATAAACATCTGGTAAAAATGAATTATAATTTGAACGAGCAGGTCCTGGGCGCATAGAAAACTGCTTTCCACTTATCGGACTTAAATTACTAAGGTCTGTGTCATTTTGAGGTGCCGGAGTAAAATATTTTTTCCAAGACATAAATTTTCCTAAACTTTAAGCAGAAAACAAGCTTTCCAGATGCCTATTTTGCTTTTGTAATAATTCGTTTGTTCTTTTCATTTGAGCAAGCATGTTGACTTGAAAATCTTTATCGGTTTGACTGGATGTTGAGGAACGTAATGTAGTAAATTTATTTGTATTTTCCACTATGTTCTCTTTCGGTGTTTCAGCTTTCTCAGGTATTGGTTCAGTAGTATTATTTGCAACTTGCAGAGCAGAATCTCTTACTAACGTATTTAGCACAGATTTAATTCAGTTGTATCTACTGTGACTATTGGATTGGCTATAGAAACATTTAAATCTGTAGTTGCAAGTGTTCCTGTAAGTCCTTGTATTGCAAGTGTATTTTTATCTACAGCAGACGTATAATCTCCAGTTATATCTTGTTGCTCTACGCTCTCTATCGTAGATGGTTTAGGAGCCTCTACAGATACTTCTATCTTAGGACTTAATTTCTGTTTAAGCAGATTCAAAGTCTTGTTTTCAGGATCATCTTTTAATTTACCCTCTACTTCTTTTTGCAAAGTTTGTAATAAAGAATTAACAGATTTTTCCAATGAAAAATCTTCTTTATCTTTAGAATTTATAATTGTCTTAATGCTTTTTGTTGTTTCTTTAAGTAAATTTGATAATATAACCGATTCTCCTTCTAATTCATTATTATTTTTATTAGCAAGGTCAGTAACTAATTTAGATATATTTGGAAAATTACTTAAATGTTTATTTAATTGTTCAAGCCCTTGAATTGAAATCTCTCTTGTCTCTTCTTGTCTTTCGTCGCTACCTAATAACGTATCTGGATCTACACCTGTTGCACGTTGTTCTGATAATTTTGTTTCTATACGGTCTAATACAAAAATTAGGTTTTCTGATAACCGATTATCAGTTTTGAATTCAGGATTTATAGTGTAGCTAGGTTTTTTATTTTTGCCTTCTTCCCTAACAAGGAATCCTAATTCAGTAAATTTTTCTAAATTTGTAGTTTGATTAGTATCAATGTCTTTTTTAATTTCTCCGTACAAATCTTTCGGAAGGTATTCTACTCCTGGTTTTATTTGTATAGCTCCTAGTAATGATAATTTCAATTCATCAAATACTGATAGCGTAACTTTTCCTAAAATGTCTGTAGTTTTCTCTAGGCTTTGCAATAACCTTTTAAAATAAGTTTCTTCTATATGTTTTAATGATTCAGGTATGGTACTTGCGGTTATTCTAATTTCTTCTGCTATATTTTTTATTTGGTCATTTTGAAAAAGTGCAATTATTGAATTTTGGACAGTTGATATTGTTGCTCTTTGAGCTTTATCAAGTTCGTTCATTGTGTTTTGTAAACCTTCATTAGTGTCCAATTGATTCCTTGTTGCTTCATTTGCATCGCTATACAACTTATTTAAAATTTGAGCATTATCTAATCCTTTATATTCCTCTTGTAATCTTAATGCAGCAAGTTTTTGTGACTGTTTGTCACCTTGCACAAGTAAATCAGCTAATGCTTGCGTGGCCGAACTTGCATTTCCAAGCATTGCAGTTTGTAATACAGAATCTCTGTCTAGAGCTTCTTGTAATTTTCCTTGGATTAAAGCACTATCTTCAAAAATATCTCCTGTACCAGTTTCAATGTTGTGTAATGCAGTTTTAATTGCTGCAGTTACAGTAGGCAGTGTAGATGTTAATCCTGCGGTAGTTTCATCTAGCGGTGCTTGTCTTGTGTAAAGTTGAGTTATTAGTCTTTGAAGATCTGGCATGTCCTCAAACATTTGTTTAAAGGTATTATAGCTTGTCTGTGCGTTTGCTATACCACGTTTTTCCAACATTCTATTTTTAGCAATTTCTTCACCTGCTAAATTTTCATTCCTTAATTTTTCCTGTAAAGCATCTACATCTTGACCAGTAAGTTTTGCTAAAATTTGTAAATTTTTTGCATATCTAGACATTTGGTCATTTCTTTCAGTTTCTGATAAACCTTGAACATACATTGCCCTAGCTTGCTGGCTCATATTTTTTGCAACAAATTCTGCAGATTCTTCTGCGGTGTAACCTAGTCTTTTAAATCTTTCTATAACACCAGTATCTAGTAAACTTTGATAATAACCTGCAATTTTATCGGCGCCAGAATCTACAGTTCCACCTAACACAGCAAGTGATTCAGAATTCCTTGTTATGAAGTTAGTAAAATCATCTAAATCCATATTTAAATCTGCACTGGTTTTCCTAATTCTCATTAAATCGCCGTTAAATCCTGCTCCAGATTTACTTAAAAATTTAAAGGCTTCATTTGATTCTACTAGATATCGTAAACCGGAAGTCCCTAAAGATTTAAAAGTTTCTGATAACTGTCCTATACCTGGTATTAAGTCAGCTATTCCTGTACTTGCACTTAATATGTTACCATAGAAACCTAGTATATCACCTTGTTTAGACGATAAGGCATTGCCAAAATTTGATAATATTCCGTCGGCTTGACTTGTAAAATTATCTCTAAAATCCTGAAAACCAAACGTATCCTTTGAATCTTTGCTGTCATTCCTACTTAATTTATTAAAATCTATCCTTCTGAATCCGTCAGCTAATCCATCAGTTATGGCTTTTGAAATTTGATTTAATTGATCTTGTGTAAATTGGTCTGCCATTAATCATCCTTTAAAACTCATAGTACAAATACCTATAAATATCATTATATTATTTATCGGAGTTTTCTATGAAAAATTTCCTAGCTCAACACGCTAGACAACCTAAAGTTTTTATTGATTTGCCAAGTAAAGGAATTTTTTACAACAGTTTAACAATACAAGATAATCAACATACACAAATTCCTATATTCGGTATGAATACTATGGATGAAATAATGTTGAAAACACCAGATGCATTATTCACAGGCGAATCTACAGTAAAAGTCATAAAGAGTTGTGCGCCTACAATTTTAAATCCTTGGAATTTACTCTCTGTTGATATTGAACAGGTATTAATTGCGATCAGGATGGCTACATACGGAGATCAGATGTCAATGGAATCTGAATGTCCAGAATGTAAAAATTCTTATACATTTGATATTGATTTAAACAATATGTTATCAAATTTTTCAGAGTTAGAGATAATAACAAAAATCCAATACAAAGATCTACATTTAATACTTAGACCGTTAACATATCAGGAATCAACAAATGTTAGCAAAAGGAATTATGCTATCCAAAAAAATATTGCAACTGCAGAAAATAATGAAGAAGTACTAGCAACTCTTTATAAAGATTTAAATTCTTTAACTTTAGATATAAATCTAATGCACATTGTAGAAATAACAGATGGAGAAGAAGCTGAAAATGATCATGAAGTTATAAAAGAATTTATACATTCGGCAGATAGTGAACTATACGACATTGTAAAAAATGGTTTAAGTAATTTAACAAAAAAATGGGCTTTACCTTTATTACCTCTTCAGTGTGCAAATCAAGAATGTAGGCACAATTATAGTTCTAAATTAGATCTTGACTACAGTTCTTTTTTCGAACGCGGCTCCTCGCATTAGATCATGATGGAATAAAAAAATATTTTGTTGATCTTGAAAACGAAATTAAAGAAATAAAATACAATAATTTTAAATTAATTTGGTATATGCGTGGAGCCGTTGATTATGAAGATATAATGATGACGTTAACATACGATGATAAGAAAATTATAAGTGATATAGTAAAAGAGAATATAGAAACTGTTTCTAAAACTGGATTACCGCTTTTATGACATTTTAAACATTGGTGTGTCTTTGACAAATTGATCAACTAATTCTTCTACCCACTCTACTAATTGATTCCTATAAATGTTTTGCTGACCTTTTAATTCTGCTTCAGACATGTCATTACACATATCCGACATTGACGCTAGTACACTATTTTTAGCAAGTTCTAACCAAATCCAATTGCCCAGCACCGCAGCCATATCATCATCAACGAATTGTTCTACGAGTTTCTCTTTAAAAGGAATAGTTGCACCTGCAGCAAATAATGCACCTCGTAGCCACCAATTACCAGTAACAAAAAATAACATACCAATTAACACTTCTGCAGCAAAGTCAAGCACTGCTTTGTTTAACCAATTACTAATTTTACTTTGTGCAAGGTTGAGTTCAGAATAAATTACAACTTTTGTTCCATCTGCAGCTTTTCGTGTAATACCTTTATCTTTTATTGAACATTGGTTCATTTTATACCATTTAAACCAATCATCCAATAATGGTTCTAGTTGAGAAAAGTTTGCAAATGCTGAGTATAAAGAAGCACCAGTTGCTCCAAACGGCAATTTAAGTCCTTTTAAAAAAATCCCAAGTGCTTTTTTACCTATACCTTTAAGCTTACTATCTGGTTTTTTAGGAGTATCTGTTTTAGGTTCAGGTATTGTAGATTTATTTTGCTTTGGAGATTCTTTATCTCCATTGGAAGGTTTATCATCCGGAACTGTTTGTGGTGTAGCAGATCTAGGACCATATTTAGCATCAGCTGCATTCAATTGATTAACTTTCTGTTGGGCTTGTGCTTGACTGTTAGGTCCTGTGAATCTATCTAGTATCTTTGTTTTGCCTTGAGCATCCTTAGTTATTATCATATAACCTTTAAGGCGCTTAGAAAAATTGCCAACTTGTCCATACATCGGCTTCATTATATATCTAGAACTATCAACTTCTAATAATATTTCACTTACAAACATTTTATACTCCTATCCTATATTTATATAATGAGCTACGCTCATTAGTGTTTTCGCTTACGCTCTAACACATTTCTTCTAGAATTAATAAATTAGGATTAATTGATGGTTCATGTAGATTGTTTTGGTCAGACGGAACCTGTACAAAGGTTCCAAGTCTTTTAGAAAATGTTTCATGTGAGTTGCATTTGCCGTGACTATGAAGTAGGTATTTTGTACGACCCCAAGGGCTCCTGCCTTTCCCTTACCTACACCGACATCGTGTAAGTTAAACTTACACTATCCTCTGCTTCGTTCCTAGTGCTAGAGGTTTTTAGGGGTTATCGTGAGTGAGACGCACCAGTATCCGGTGTTGTGTACAAACAACACCT